CCATATATCGTAAACGGCCAAGGCTTAAATGGCTCAAATGCCATGGACCCAAACGGTGACGCAAACTATCAAAGCGGATTGTCTACTTACGAACGGTTTTCAATTGAAGCCGGCCTTACCGTTGGCGCTTGGGTAAATATGAATGTCAACGCCCAATTCCATCAGAATCTTGATCTATATTTAGTTGGACTACCTGCCGAACAACACACTGGTCCGAACTGGCCAGCGACTGGACGTATAACCGGCATATTATTTAATACAAACTCGGCACGAGACTATGTTCAGTATTCAATATACAATGAAACGGATCTCCTTCGCGAATCCTATGACAATAGCGAAAACGGGGAATGGCATTATTATAGTTTTCAAATCAATTACGACCATACCGTGTCCTTCTTTAAAGACAACATATTAACTTGGACTTCAGATGATGCAATAGACACATCAATTTACAGTGATGCGTCGTTGACAGTCAATGGTAGATCTCTCGGAACAAACATGATGTTCGATGACATTATCGTATCTCAACAAACGATTTCAGATCCATCACCTGTTCCTGTACCTGCTACTATTAGTATTTTCCTGGTAGGAATAGTGAGTTTAATCACTCTAAGAAGAAGACGACGCAACAAAAACTAGCATCAGGCTTAGAACCAGGGCATGCCTCAGAGCATGCCCTTTTTACGGTATTGATTTTAAGTAAATGTTATTGCAATTTCATCATCCCCAACGACCTCAGCAGCCCCAAACGGTACGTCATAGATACGCACGCCGTCCCGATCATTTCACTTTCATCTTCTGATAAGTAAATTGTATGTTTACACTCAAAATACGCTAAAACCGCTTCCACAGGGACTGTTTCTAATTTTGCTGGGTCATTACCCAACAAACGCAATGTTGGGAAAACCTGCTTATCGTAGATAATAACGTCATCGCCTTCTTTGTACTCTTTTGTTTCACCGGGCCCGACAATTTCTTCAAAGCCTATACACCCTCTGCATACACCGTATCTTTCTGGAAGTAATAAACGAAATGCTTTACACAATGCAATTTCGAACTCATCTCCAACCTCATAGTTCGAATGGGATTTACCTACTCGAACCAATTCTGATTCTAGCACCTCAGCCAACGAGTCAAGCAACTGTTTGTACATGGCAGCCATTAATTTTCTACAAGATAAAATGAATATACCACTTTGCTTAGTAGTTGCTCAATTCATAATAGTGAAAAAGTAATTTCCCTCTCAAAAGCTCTCGGAAACTCCCGCCTAACCACCTCCCGCATCAACTGAAATATCCGCGGATCCTCAAATACCTCAGCTACACCAGGCCCATACAGCTCATTAATCGGATAACCCACTTTATACCGTTTCCCGGCATACCGCCCACGCTTAACCTGCCTCACCTGCCCACGCTGATCGCCGGTACGCTTAAAAACACCACGCCCATATTTGCCTTTGGCTAAAAACGTCCCACGATAAAGCTTACGCCTTCCATAAGCACTGGCTACCACGCCACGCTTTGTTTTGCGAGCACTAAACCGAATCAGCGGAATCGCTTTGCCTTCAGCCTTGACAATCGCTCTTAGCGTATTCGGTCTTGATTTTATGATTTTGATGGACTGCTTAAACCCACTGGAGCTTAAGCCAGATTGACCCACCAATGCTGGCAGTCTTCTAGCCGCCTGTGTTCTTGCTGTTATGGCCGTGCGGTTTAATGCCCGACTGGCTGCTGCCGGTACAATCCTACGCTGAATCTCCGTTAGTTCTCGGGTGGCCTGGCGGATATCGAAATTGACGTTGAATTGAAAACTCAAGAGGATATGTATAACTTCGGTGCGATGTTAGAAATTTACACCCGCTTTTAGAGGACGTCAACGAGGAAGGATTCGTTTAACTTCGCAGCTTTTCTCTTACATGCCAGTAAACGGTATGTTGCAAGGCTAAAAAATATCGAAAAACATGTTGTTCATAGCGCTTGCTCCAGATACGGCTCCACAATTTACGATCCATGCTGATAAATTTTGCTCTGGCATAACCGGATAACGGCTGACGGCCTGAGCCTTCACATGTTGGGCAATTATGACTGAACCACTCTTTGCCTTGGCAGTCCGGACATAACCTCTCCTGTGCAATCTCATAAAGCCCAAGCTTGATTAATCGAAAGAGTGTGTCTTCTTTTTTAAACCGCCAGTGATTGATCTCGGCAACGATGGATAAATCCAGTAAAGCACAACGCATCACACCGGCATAACAACTATCGTCCCCAGCAAACACATAACGACCAAGATAATAGGCATTGTCTGGCAAACCGGCCAAGCTGCTGCAATATCCATGGGCTTCAGCTGTTCACCCGTAGCGGCCGGGCACCAAGGCACATAGCTTGCGATTTTGGGATTCAGTCGAGTTAAGGCGCTAATGGGATGCAATAGAGGTCTCCAATGTTTGAATGGAAATTATCACTTTTCCAGGCTTCATAACTGGCCCACGAAACACAAGCAAACTATCCACCTGCGAATCGTTGTTCATGACATGGTTTTCTTCCAACACATCCAGCATCGGTTTCATGCGGTTGTCGATATCCAATTCATGACGTGTTGCAGGCATCAATACAATCAAAACGGATAAGCGCTTGTCACCAAAGCTCGGCCACTGTGTGCTAAGTGTTTTAACAGCTCGCTTATACTCACGCCCGCGCTTGGATAACAGCACACGGTTTTTGACACAGCGCCAATAAGTGTTGATGGTCGGTGGCCATGGCAAAACAAGATTGGCCTTAGTTGTAAGTTCTGTTTGCATGGCGCAATGGTGGCAGGTTTTTATTGAGCTGTCTTGATGGCAAAAGCGAAACTATGTTCACATGGAAGAAGCGATATGAATACAACTACGGTTTTTCATCATCCGGTTCCATTGCAAACAAAAGTCACATGGGGATCATGGGAATACCATTCCCAGCCACCAAGTCTTGGCGTGTAGGCATTCCCGGAAATGCCTACACCTATATATTTATATATAGAGGGGTCGGGAACGGTAACGGGTTTAAAATCAATAACTTATCTAGGGAACGGCGACCGGGAACCGGGAATCACTACTTTTATAAGGTTAACTTTAAAATCAATGGGTTACAAGAGTTATTCGTGTTACCATGGTCGGGAATTCCCGGCCTTTCCCGGCGGAATAGGGAATGATTTTTTAATAAAAGCACTGCCGCGGAAATTTTCAATTGGCACGGGATTTCTCGTGTGTAGCAAGGAAAGTATACCGCCCAGCAACCAAACAGATATTGTTATTTTTGATGATTTAAATAACTCTCCACTTCACAGAGAATTATCATCACATATATTTCCAGTCGAAATGGTATATGCGGCAATCGAAGTAAAAGGTAATCTTGCACATAGCGATATTGACGATGCTATCAAAAGTATAGAAAAAATAAGACGGCTAGCAAAACACAAATTTTATGTAGATTTTAGTAGCCCAGCCGGTCCACCTGACAAACAGATTGTCAATCCGGTCAATAGATCTGCTAAAATTTCACCTCGAACCTATTTGTTCGCGTATTCTTCCAGCAAATTTAAGAATTTAACAACACTAACTAATTACATACGCCGAAAATTAAAACACTCAAACGCACACCTTCATGGCTTAATTGTATTAGACAAAGGATGGTTTCTGTATCAAGAGCCATATACGTCAGATATAAAACTCATTCGCTTTAATAAAGATGCTCTACTTAGATTTGTTCACAAACTCACATACGATATACAAAGCATGAAAATACTACCAGTTTCGCTTGAAAAATATTTTGGAGTTTCATATAGCACAGATTAATTTACTGATCCCAGTTTAAATTCACCAGAGCCACTGGCAATCGGCCCGCTCAAAACATCTAACCATTTACAGTCCTTAGAACTTCCGGCTACACACTTCACTAGTCGGATACTGTTTAACAAATGCTGCCCCATGTCCTCCAGCAGATTACGCCCGACATCGTGAAACACAGAAGGCGATCGATTACGCTGCCGATAAACTCCGCTACCGCCAATATGATGAGATCTGGCTTCGCCTTGTCCAAAAATCGAATATCGGATAGGTTGGTCATGGAGACCAACCTATATATTTATATATAGACCCACTGGACACTGGACACGCTTTAAAATCAATGACTTATCCCGGTCATGGTTCTGGACATTGGACACGGAGCCAAATTTATTTTTCCTCAGTATTTCAATAGGTTACACTATTTTTACCGTGTCCAGTGTCCGCCATGTCCAGGTTGGACACGCTGGTCATTGGACACGAAATCCGGGTGTACAATGGTTTGTAACGCGGATGTTTCGAGGTTTGCGGTTTGCGGAGAGAGTGATGTCGAGCAAAAGAAAGAAGAAGAAAAACAAACATAAGAAGGCAAAGAAATCAGGAGTGAAAAAACGTAGTGGAATTTCTATTCATTATGTTGATGTCCTTATCACGCTTATAAGCGTATTTATGCTCTTGTGGTTCTTTTTGTACGTCTTTGAGGCCCCTGACATTAATTGGCGAAACATAGACCTTCGTAGGCCTGGTCAACGTATTGGAGAATAAATTAAATACACTAAGAAGTCTCATCGGCTCCCAACCTGAATTTTCCATCGCCAATGGCAAACGGTCCGCCCTGCACATCCAGCCACTTGTTCTCCTTCGATCCTTGTGCACGCCCTTTCACCAGCCGTCCGGCATTAAGTAGAGCCTGCACCAATTGCTGCATCTTATGCTTACCTATCTCATGAAACGGGCTCGGCAACCGCTCACGTTGATTGTAAACACCAGTAGAGCCATAGTGTGAAAACGGATGGCCATTGATGGCTGATCGCTTGATTCCTTCAATCAGAGCGTTTTCCAGTTCATCGTCTTTTTTCGTATGATAATGCAATCGTTCCGTCAGGTCTTCCAGCAAACCAATCTCATTGCGCACAAACGTCTTGATTGCCCGGTCAGCCGGGCCGTTCGCCTTCACGACTGCTCCCTGAAATACAGCATTGTGTCGTTTCTTTTCATGTAGTGTCTTGAATACTCGCTTCTGAACGTCTTCGGATGCTGGCCAAAGCACAATGGAGTTGCGCATGCCATCCACAATCGCACTGGTCCCACGAATAGCGTCTCGAGCCTGCTCCGCGCTTGTAATCTGCCTGCCATTCGCCGGTTTCCGTAGATGATGACACACAATGACGGCCGCCCCAGTTTCCGATGCCAGACTCGCCAGCATACCGGTGGCAAAACTGCCGGCAGCCGGATCCGCATTGATGTCTGCATGTATAAACGAACTCATGGGATCAAAAACAACCATTTTCAGATCCTGGACGCTGAGCAATTCGGCTTTAATTTGTCTAAACTGCTCTGATTCCACCGGCCCGGTTTTTGTGACTGTAACCAGCGGAATGGGACCGCCAGCATTCGGTAACGGTACAACAAACAGATAACTGTTGGCCCGCTTCCCTTCCGGGTCCAATCGCTCCAGCCTGCGGTGAATTTCTGCCTGGTCATCCTCTGCCGTATAGATCACAGCCGTACCAAACTCCAGGAGTGCACCACCAAGAGACATCGGCGGCACTATCGAACCGGTTTTCTTATTGTGAGTGGCAACCTTGAGCGCCAGGTCCAATGTCAGCATGCCTTTGCCAGTATCACCCATGGCAGCCAGGATGGTTACGCACTTCATTGGAATTGTGCCTTGAACGAGAAACTTTTGTTCCGGTGCCTTACCGCTGAACCGTTCCGGTCCCCAGTTGAATAAACTGTGTGGCGGCATAATTCGGTTTGCTGTGCATAGAACTGCATCGGCGACGATAGCCTCAATGTCCAGTTCTTCAGCCACTGCATCGGCCGCGTCCCAGCCTTTGGGTTCGCCGGGCGTGATTGTTACGGTTTTTATTTCACGGGCTCCAGCGGCTTGTGCAGCCGCCATGACTTGCTCTTGATACACTTTGCCGTCATCGTCATTGTCCCGCCAAAGAGTCACCGTTTTATTCTTTAGGATAGACCAGTCCGTTTTTTCCACTGGCGCATGCGCACCGCCGAGTGCCGTGGTTGCCGGTATGCCGAGCTGGATTAATGCCTCGGCGCATTTTTCGCCCTCCACGATGACGACATCTTTGGCGTTTCTAATGCCCGGCAGATTGTATAACGGTCGGTTGGATTCCGGTATGCCGCATCGCCTGGCCTTCACATCCCACGGAATCGGCAGTTTGTCGCCGTGCTCATCGCGGTAGAGATTGACGACAACCAATAGTTCGCCATCGACGCCGTAATAAAAATACCGTGTATCCGGCGCACCAAGCAGTTCCGTTTGCTTGCTCGGCTTGATTTGCGGAATCTGAATATTCGCGTCACACATACAAAGCCAGTGCCCAATGTCCTCAAGTAAGCGTGAGAACTCCGTGTCGACATGAATGCCCTTTACGGCCGCCCACAAATCGAAGATGTCCCCTTGATCGCCGGTGGAAGCAAAGTCCTTCCATTGTCCGGCCTTGGGATAGGTAAGTTCCACTTTCAAGCTTTTGCCTGGATGGCCGTCGATGTCTCCAACATAGAATTGTTTGCCACGGACTTTGCCATGAGGGAGAAGGTACAATAGCACCGACTCCAACCGACTCAGCAATTGCGCTTTTATTTTATCCTTGTCCAGCGGCTTGGCACCGGCGTCATTGAAGTTCAGGAATGGATGCGGAGCACGGTTCATCTCGCCGGCTGCCAGCAACGCTTGGCATACGGGCACATCTTGCAGATGTAAAAACTTTTATCATTGGCGCACCGTGGCAACAATTCGTCGGCTTCGCAGGCCTCGATGATGCGTACCGCCTTGTCGGATGCACGTTGAGCCAGTTCACAGTCAAACAGAATTAGTTCCACGTAAAGATCGGCAGAGTCTTTGTTGATCGCTGTGAATAGCACTGGGTTGGCGCTGATGCCTGGATACCTATCTTCAAGGTAGGCTTGGTATAATGCGATTTGTGCGGCGTAAATCGGCTTGGAGAATGCAAGTCCTTTCTTCTGCGTGTCGTTGAAGGATTTGTTGTTGAGTGATTTGGATTCCCAGAGCATGGGGTATTCCAGCGCAAGGTCTTCCGGGCCATTGAGCACAATACCGTCTACATGGCCGCGAAACCTATCTGACATTGCAGCAAATCCAATCGGCTCGCCGTTGAATTCGGTTTCAAGTTCAAAGCCAGCCAAGCACAACCATTTACCCATAAGTGACTCAAACACGTGGCCTGCCTCAAAGATACGTTTTTGCTTGCCGGTAAACGTTTGGCCCGTATCCCTTTCTTTGTTCCAGTAGCTGAACTGAAGTTGCCGTTCACAGGCCACGCCAAGCTGCGAGGCACCTAGATAATTACGTCCGCGCTGTTCACTGTTCTCCAGTGCTAGATCGATGAGTTGAATCACTTGCTCGATGACGTTCATACATGCTCCCTCTAAAACGGTAAGTCATCACTGCTGATCTCTCGCAGCCGGTCTTGATAGGCCGTAACAATAGTTTCAATCAGCACCAGAATTTCTTGTTTGCTCAATACCGCCGGAGGCCTGTCGATGCCGATGCTTTGCAGATACTCCCAGAGCGGCTGCAGACAGGACTCCATGGCGGTGGTTTCGTTCTTGCTTGGGCGATTCATCATTCTTCCTACTTTTGCGTAGAGCACAGCCGTATAAACAACCGTCGGCCAAGCTCGTCAAACGGGCCGGTATGGGGCGCGAGCCATACAAACCCGCGCCCTTCCCGACTGCACACCGGGCATAACATGTCAGCCCCAGGGATTGGTGACCGCCATCGGCTGTTGAGACATGGGCTGTGCCGGTTGCGCTGCCTGCCCCATCAGCTTGGCGTAGTCCTTGTGCTCCTTGGTCACCGCTTGTTTGATGACATTCTTTTCGCCAAAGCGCTCATCGCGTTCCATGTTGATCACCGCGAGGAATTCCAGGCCGTCCAGGCTTTTTAAACTGGGTATGGCTCGACGTTGTTGCGCCAATTGGGAATTGTCTTCCGGATCCAGGCCGAAGGCGGAATTGATCATGGCCTTGATAAAGCCACGGCCCATGTTTTTCCAGCCGTCGCCTTTCGGTGAATGCAAGCCGATCAGAGACCAGATTTTGCGCTTGGCCCATGGGCCTTCCATGACCACGAATTCGCAATCCAGGTACACGGCACCGGATTCACTGCATGTGGCCATGCCGTCAGTCCAGCCTTGGTTGGGATCATCGTAGCCGCCCGGGCGGATGACCAGCCGGACCTTGGCTAATGTGTTATTGGGAATCAAACCGAAGTTTTGGTCTCGGCATTGTTAAAATCTAAAAACGGATGTGTCATGCGATTGTCTCCAGTTGTTGTGTGGTTCGTGGTTGCTTGATCTTGGCCACGAGCTTGCCGAGGTGGGGTTCTTCAAGCTGGTTTAACCGGCCGCTGCGATCTTTTGCGGGATAGCAATAGGGATTGAGTGTGTGACAAACAAAAGCCCGGAATTGGCCACCAGACTCGTCGTTCATGACCGCCATGGTGATGACTTGATCGACAATGCCCGGCAGTTCCAAGCCGGTCTTGGAACCTTCAATCTGCGGTTGCCAGTACTTGCGGCCATAGTCGTCAGTCTTTTCCTCAAGGATGCCGATGAACCAGACGTTTTTGTTGCGCGTGTGCTGCAGGTGGGTCAGCCAGTTGATCATCTCCTGGCCATGAAGGCCGTAGGCACCACGGAGATCGAGCTTGCCAGTACGTTCGCTGATGGCTTGCGGCTGGCTTTTGCACCATTGAAAGCAAAGACGGCCGGCTACCGTGATGGAATCGATAAAGATGGTTTCGTATTTATCGAGATTTTCCGGATTACCAAAGCGATCACAAACGGCCTCGTAATGAGCTTGGCTATAAGGCTGGTCTTCGTTGAGCGCTGGATTCAGGCCGCCGATGAATACAGCGAAATCTCGGCACTCAGCCCAAGTTTTTGGCCGTATGCTGTCACCCGGCCAACTTTCGACGGCGAGGTCACCGGCCTCCAAGTCAAAGAACAAGGTTCGTTCTGCAGGCAGCGTCCAGAGTAGGGATGTTTTGCCAACGCCCCAAACTCCGAAGATACAGCCTTTGATACCACGTTTCTCCTTTAGTCGCTGGTCGGCGGATATTATCGGCAGCCTCATGCCACTTCCCTCGGTGCCAACCGATAAACAGGTTTGCCGGTTTTTAGTGTGCGTGCTGGCGCAAACTGCTCACGAAGATTGAAAGGCCAATTCGTAAACTTCCGCTCCTGGACCTTGTAGTTGATGTCGATGTACTCAGCTGGATCCTCGCCGTCAGCTCGCAACACCTCTGCGATACGAGCCAATTCGGATTGATCCCATTCTGGCTTTTTGGGTAAATCGCACTCAATGTCGATCCCTGAATCGTTGATATGAACCGTGCCTGTGGTCTTACCGGTTTTAAGGCGCAACTCATTCAGTTGTGTTTCGTATTTCATGCCGATAATGCCGTCGATCCAGTCTTTAAATTGCTTGGCCTGTTCCAGGGCTTGGGCGGCTTGTTGTTGTAATTGCATCAGGGCTAATGGGCTGAGTGCGACAAGTTCTTGAGTGGACATATCTTGGGCTTGGTTAATATTCATCGTTTTGTTCTACAATGGATTGTGAAGTGGATAAGCGAAGCCGGGTTTTTTCATAGGCTTCAACGTCGGCCATGCGATACATCACGCGGGAGCCGATTTTTAGAAACGGCGTGCCATCACCGTGCAACCGCCAGATTTGTAAAGTGCGAGTGGTCAGTTGCCAACGCTTGGCCAGTTCGTCTGTAGTGATATGAACAATCACTGTATGAATCTCCGATCATGTAAAAGACCGAGACATGATGACAAAGATCGGCTCAGGGCATGGTGTGACAAACGGTGTGATTTTCGTTTTTTTCAGGTGTGACATGCGGGACTCAAACTCCCATCATTTGGTTCTCCCGGATGAGCTGCCTCTTTTTTGTGCTTTGAGGTGTGATTTTGGTGGGAAGGAAATATTACAAAGGTGTGATTTTGAGGATCGGCGGTGTGATTTTTTAGGCTTCGAGATCGAGATAATAATAGCCGTTGCCGGTCCCCTTGATCAGAGTTTGCCAGAAAGGATGGTATTTCCCCTGTCGGTCACGCATGACACGATGAATATCTTGGTGGGTTTGCGCGGCTGCTTGTAGTTGCGACTTATGAACTGTTCCTCCACGCTCGACCAGGGCCTGAAAGATTGCCGCTTGTTTTTTAGTAAGCGATTCAGTCTTACCTCTCCAGGTGACTTGGCGGCAGTCAGAGCTAAACTTCAATTGGTCGGATATATTTAATGGTCGATGAAAAACGCTAAATAAGCTTTGGATTTTGCCGCAGTCAATTTGTAACGGTTTTCCTTGTTCCAGCACATTCTTTAATTTTTCGAAGCGAATATCCGTCGGCAAATCCCGGCGAATAATGTCGATGGGGCCGAAACAAAAATACAGCGCCGGGGTATTGTGATACTCTGTTTTTAGTTCTTCGATCAGCTCAAATTGCTTTTTGTTACTCCCTGAACCGAAAATAGTATAGAAATGTATCTTTTTATCACCGTGACGCGCAGGACCTAAATACCATAAGTGTTCGGGAATACGTTCCTTTGCCTGGACACGAGATGGGATATCCAATTGCTGTTGTATCAGTTTAAAAAACTTATCCCGGTTGACTTGATAGACCTTGACCTCATCCAGCGGTACGGTCACCCAGCCGTCATCGCCTAGGTAATCCCAATAGCGTGGATCGGGATCACCCTCGATCCATTCCAGTTCATAATACGGGTATTCCTCGTTGTGTGTGTAATAGAAATCGTTTATGCCGATTTCCACCAACCAGCCGTTGTTTTTGAGTTCATGGGCGATGGCATAATGATAAACACACAGCCATCGCCAATCCAATCGAGCATCAGGCGTATGCATGAGGCCAATGAGATAATCATAGGTCTCACGATCCATAATCTCAGGCGACCAAGCCCCAACGATGCAGGTATTTTCACCAAGCGATCGTTCGATACCGGACAAGCCCGTAACATTGCAGGTATTGGGCATTTTAATCTCAATAGGCAGTGACCGTTTGCGATTGCTGCCTTGGCGCAGGTACTTAATTTTGATAGTGGCACTATTCAGTTCATAATCCGACTGATTGAGTGGATTGTGGTTACCGAATTGCTCAAACAGTTGATAGATGCTTTTTATGGCGCGTTGATCCAATTTATACAGGCAATCGCATTGTACTGCTTTGTTGTAAAAACGCATCATCACGACATCGACTGATGCAATCTGATCTCTTGGATCGGTATCAAAGGTTGGCTCATTCAGCAATGGCGCCAAGGTATAGCATTTGTTACTTTCGCTGTAATCAGCTTCTTGATTCAGGAAGACCTCGGCGAAGAGTTCGGCCAGCCTACGCTTGACGCTGTCATGGTGGGCGATGACTTCCAGTTTGTTTTCATTCGGCGTGAACAGGATGGCATGTTCCCGTACCGGGCGGCGTGTGGTGGATACCAGCTCCTTGGTCTGTTTGGTCGCCTGAATCTTATATTCGGATTTTGGCAGGCCGTCTCGGTAGATCATCACTTGATAGACGCTCGAATCCGTCCAGTAGCCTTCCACATAAACCGTTTCTTGAAAGTTGCATCGAGATACAAGGGCCGATTCAAATGATTTGATAAGATTTTCGGAAATCACTTCAACGTGGCAATGCTGAACGGGAAAGCGGCTGTAAAATTTACCGTCCTTGTATTGACCGAGGGAACTGACTTCTTCCGTGCGGCGAAACAATTCCGGTTCATGCAAATAGAACCAACAACTGATTTCCATGTCGCCATGTTCATGGGTAAACATATCATGACCTGGAGCCAATTTACCGAGGGCTTTAAGTCCGCTTGATTTTGCGACCTGCCCGATCCGGTCAATTTCGTGTTGAATCCGTTTGAGCCTATTTGCTGGAAAAGCTTCCATCAATTTGAACAGTGTTTTGTTTAATTGGGTCTTGGGAGCTTTCCAATCCACGGATTGCATTTCTGAAAAAAATTGTTTTAGCAGGACGGCAGGCGTATGCCGTATAAAGCTACGTATACTGGTCATTTTCTTATTTCCCTAAGTATTCAGGCAAGCGGATGCCCAAACACTCAAACTGAGTGCGTTTTAGTCAATCGTAATTATTTTGAAATTTTCGTTGATTTGACAGCTAAGTTTCTGAGGTATGTTGATCATGAACATCAAGAGGTTAGAGGACTATTAACAGGGCCAAAACGTCCAAGTTATTGATTCTGTTAAGCGCGTATTTTGCACTGTCAAAAAAAGTGAAATTTCCACTTTGAGACTTATTTTACCGACTAAAATGGATTTTGCAACTGGGAAAAATTCACAACAAAATTGCCCACAAACGCCATAATTCAGTGAATAAAATTTTCGGAAAAACACGAAACAAGAAGAAACCGAGGGAACACGAGTTCATGTATTTATTTACAGTATTGGCGGAAAATAAATATACCCAAACCAAAAAACCAACTTATCAATATGTTCTTAACTTCAGAAGAGATCAAAGAGCTGACCGGCCTACAACGCTATACTGCACAAGCTAGAGCACTCGCCAAAATGGGTATAGAATATAAAGTTAGACCAAATGGCAGTATCGTCGTGCTTCGATCACATGTAGAAAAACAGTTTGGTGAACAGCAAAGCAATGAGAAAATCATTGAACCGAAATGGAGTGCTTTAGATGCGTAAAAGAAATAAGGAAAATATTGGCCTACCCACGCGCTGGCAGTATTATCACGGCGCTTACTACTACAAGGTTAAACCAGGGTTAGAGCACTTGTGGGATGGCAAAAAGCGATTCCGCCTCGGTAAAACTCTCACAGAAGCCTATAAAACCTGGTCGACTCGGCTGTGTGAAATCGACTGCATAAGAAATGTTGGCCAACTTTTGGATCGTTATGCACTTGAGACCGTACCATCCAAGGCAGCCAATACACAAAAAGATAACATTCGTTCCATAAAGCTATTGAAGTCTGTATTTGGCTGTATGCTAATCACTCAGATTAAGCCCATGCATATTTATCAGTACATAGACAAGAGAGAAGCCAAAGTTTCCGCCAAACGTGAAATCGCGGTGTTTTCTCATGCATACACCAAGGCTATCGAATGGGGCCTGATAGACAGGCATCCCTTTAAAGGCCAGATAAGACTAAAGTCTGAATCACCACGAGATCGCTATATTGAAGACTGGGAAATAGTTGAAGCATTATCACTAACCTGTCGGCGAAAGCGTGGAAGTGTTTCGACAATTCAAGCCTACATACGACTAAAACTACTCACGGGGCTAAGGCGTGGCGATTTATTAAGGCTGCAAATTTCTGATCTTAAAGATGACGGCATTCATGTTCAACCGCAAAAAACGGTGAAATCGACAAAGAAGAAATTAATAATTGGTTGGACCGATGACCTAAGACATGCTATCCAATCCGCAATAGATACCCGGCCTCTGGACATTGGTCCGTGGATATTTTGCACTAAATTCGGAAAATGTTACGTAGATAAGGATGGTACCGCGAGCGGTTGGAATTCAATGTGGCAAAGGTTTATGAAGCGGGTACTCGAAGAAACAAAAGTTACTGAAAGATTTACTGAACACGATTTAAGAGCAAAGTGTGCCAGTGATGCGGAAAGCCTTGAGCATGCCAGACAACTCTTGGCTCATGCTGACTCACGCCTTACTGATCGTGTTTATAGACGTAAGCCGGAACTTGTGAAGCCTGCTAAAGGAATTAAAGAAAGATAG